CCAACATTGTAATCACCAAACATGTTCACACAGTTACGAACAAGTGCTGTAAGTGCTTTAGGTTTACGTCCTAAGTCACCTTTCATATCACCTTTTTGGAACTGGTCAATATCTGTGGGAGTTAGCATCATACCCAAACTGTCAATTACAAACAGTACCTTGGGTCGATCTTCTTCTTCTTTATCAGCGAATTGTGCTTTGTAGTCTTTCATAAATTCACTAATAATTTTTGCAACTTCATCAATCATTGCTACGTTTAGTTTGAGAAGTTTGTCTTCACTAGTGTCAACATCAAGTGCTTTGAGCCAACCTTCGTCTAGTGCGTTCTCACTATCAATAAGCACACAAAAGATGCCTTGCTTTTGTGCTTCTCTGATTAGGTTTCCTGAACAAATAAAACTTTTACCTGCTCCAGATTCACCTGCAAACACTGTAACTTTACCTAACGGGACGCCTTTATGAAAGTCTCCACTAATAAGTTTGTTTAGTGTATAGTTACCTGTTGAGATCCATGTGTCGGGATCTCTAAATCCGCTACTAAGCCCAGGTACGCTTTTTGTAATACTTTTGCGGAATTTACTTACGTCAAATGGTTTTGCCATAATTATCTCCAAGAAAGCAGAGTAGGCGACTATTGCCGCCTACATTAAGTTTTATTATCCGTTGTTACGGTTACGAATTGCTGCTAAAATATCCTGCGCACTTGGCTTTTCGCCATTTGCTGGTGCAGTTGCCGCTACAGTTTCAGCTACTTGCTCTTGCTGTGCAGGAGGAGTAACTGGTGCAGGTGCTGGCTCAGGTGCCGCTTCTGCTACAGGAGCAGGAGTTGGCGTAGCCTGAGGCTGTGGTGCAGGACTGGCTGCTGGTGCACTGCCTGTGTTTGGCGCACTATTGCTAGTGTCAATTTGTACACCACTTGGACGATAAAAGTTGCCCCAAAGTTCTGGATCATACATTTGTCCATCTACACTTGCTTCAAACATTTGACCAATCACTGATAGTTCAGCTTCACTTGGCTGTTTAGGAAGATAATCGTTTAGATTAAACAACCCATATTGTTCAATAGCTGCACGTTCGTTTGCATCCAAACTACGCTCTCTACGAGACCAACTTGAAGTTGAATAATCAGCATACTGACCTTTGGTTGTCTTTGTAAGACGGAAATCAGTGCCTTGCTCAATATCAGTTGGTAGTTCAGTAAAGTCACTATCCATTAGCGCACCTTTGATAATATTAAAGATACTTGGATTAATAATAAACCGACGAATTGGATTCTCCGGAGTACTATCTTCTTGTAGACTGCTTTCAGCTACAAATCCTTGAAACACATAACTGCGTTTTTTCCAATATTTGCGTCCCATATCCTCAAGTGCAGGATCTTTGAACCAATTGCGTACTTCTGCTAGTACAGGACAGCTACCTACCGGTCCCCACATTTCATTACAAGGAACATTTACAGTAACCTTACGGCTATCTGGTTGTCCTTTAACTCCTGCAAATTCCAAACGAATCATTTGACGTTCACGCCAAAAGTAAGTATTGCTCGCATCACCGTCTGGTAAGAAGCGAAGTACACTTGTTGAATTTTCAGGGATATTCCAAAATGGGAAGATAGCGTTATCACCACCTGTTGCACTAGATGATCCGCCGCCGCGGTTTTCTTGCTCTTGCAATTTTGCACGAATTTCTGCCAATGTTGCCATAGTTATTCTCCTATATTTTGCCTATGTTTTTGCCTAAGTTTGCCTTTGTGACAACTTATATTGTCACAGTATATAACGTGTTATTTAGCGTGTCAACTAAAAAGTTCATCAAATTCGTATTTGTTAAATTTGTTTTCGAATGTTGCTTCGTAGTCCACACTAGACTTCACGCTTTCACTTGCTTTTGCTGATAGTTTAGGCATTAATGTTTTGATAGCATTCACTGCTTGTTTAAGCATAGCACCATCTTTAACATTGTCAACCACATCATTGAATCTAGCAAGTAAAACTGATAGTTGATCCTGATCTTTGCCGCCGTCGATTGCGCCGCTAAGATACTCCATTACAGCACCGATTTGTGCTTGCATAGGAGCACCTGTAAGTCTTTTACTTACAAGTGGGTTTTCAGGATCATTTTTAATGTCAACGCCTTTACGTAGTCTAACAGTGTCCATTGATTCAATAGCACTAACAAGACTGTCAAGTGTTTCTTTAGCAAAGTCGTCAGCTTCTTTAAGAGCTTTCATTTCCTTTACTATTGCGTTAACATATGGTAATGCATCATTTAAACTTTCGTCAAATGTACGCACTGTAAACTGATTGCGAAGTTTTGTACGATCTGTTTCATTGATCTTTACTTCACGTGCTTCAAACTTTTCTTTGGTTTCGTTGTAGCACTTGCAACCTTTTAATTTGTTGATTGTTTCTCTGATACTAACAATACGTTGAGAGACTGCTTCTACGATTTCTGCTGTATCTTCATTTACTAAACCATTGCGCTTACTGTAGTTTGCAAACTCTTTGAGCTTTTTTAGTTCTACAGTTTGTTCTTGAATGTATAGTCCAAAATCATCATGTGGTGATCCGCCTTCTTTAACATGGCGTAGCATTGCACGACCTCCTGCTAAATTATTAGTTGGCATCTTGTAGCGTTCACCATCTTCATTTTCAATGTAGATAGCACTAATATTTCTGCTACGGCTTCCACGTGATTCTTCGTTCACTGCTTTTGTGTGTTTAATAATTAATCTAGCACTTTCTAGTTTTTGATAGCTGCTCTTGCTAGTACCGTATGCTGGACTAATACCTTCTGTTACATTCATGTCTCTCACCTTTTGCGCTTGGTAATCTTGATCTTTTGGTTTTATTTCTTTTGTAAAACTTTTAAGTGTATATTCAATGATACTACGATTGGCTAAATTTTTAAGCTGAAATAAAGTATCTTTAAATTCGTTTAAATCAGCATTTTGATTGATACTTACACGAATTTCACGTTTGTTATCTGTTTCGTCTAAGTTAACCATACTACCTACTTTAGGTAAGTAAAATCTTCTAGCCTGCTCTGGATCAACAGTGTTTTCACCTTCGTCAGTATATAACTCAACGATAGCACCGCTACCTTTGAGAATTTTAAAAATATTATTTGCAACTGTATTACTGTCGATCATAATGTATTCCTTTAATGTATTTATGTTAGAAACACAAAAGGCATAGGCTCTATTAAGTCTTCGTCGCCAAAACTATCTTTAAGCTCGTCATATGCACCTTCATCATATTGTGCTACTTGTTGTGTAATTCTAACTACAAGAATTGCTGCCATTACTAAATCGTCTGTTTCACCGTCTTTGGCAGCAAAACTTTGACCTCTAGCAATAAACGTTTTAATCTCTCTGAGTAATGCACTACTAGCAATTTCCATTCTGTCTGTTTCAACCCATGTTTTGAGTTTGCTACATGCTGCCAGTTTGCTTTTGTTCGTAGTAGTAAATCCTTTTCTAAAGCCTCTATTAGCACTTCGAGGTTGACTTACTAGTGTACCAGGAATGTTATCTTCGCCTACTTCTGCTATTACTACAAGAGCTGCTTCTCCTAGCGTATTATTTTCTACACTCCAGTATATTTCTGAATCAGGGGCTTCTTCTTGAATTTCTAGAAGCATCCCTCTTAGTATTCTAATTTGATCTGTAATAGGTGTTTTATTATGCATCCACTCTGCCACTTGTCTCATGCCAGGAAGTTCATATATTTGTATTGCAGCATTGTCTCCGCCTGTACCTAAACTTGGATCAAGCCCTGCAATATATGTTTTGCCTTTTTGTATGTTTTTATACCATCGTACTTGTCCAGTTTTACGATACACTTCTTTGTGTTCCATAATGGCAAGTTTAAGACTACTAATCAATGTTTCGTCATAAGCAATAAATTCATTCAAATGTTCACGTCTAAAACGTTCTTCGCCAATTTTACCTTGTTCTTCGTCTGCCCAGTGTTGATCTCTGTCTGGGTGTGCTTTCCAATCTGCACTGTATGCTTTGAAACCGTTTTTTCCTGTTTCTTTTTCATTTCCAAATTCGTCTAATGTGTTACAAGCACCACGCCATATTTGTGCAAACTGATCATCGTCTTGGTTTGGTGTACTTGTAATAATACATTTACCACCAGTTGACAGTGTTGGAGATAATGATGTCCAAAACTCACGTGCAATTGTAGGTCTAACAAATGCAAATTCGTCCAAGTATGCTAGAGATATAGATAAACCACGTCCTGTGTTTTCTGTAGTTGCTTGTGCAATAATACGACTACCGTTATCAAATTCTAGTGATCCTTTGTTATATGCTGTTACACCTGCACGTACATGATCAGGTAACAGTTCATATGCAAAACGTATACGTTGCATAATCTCTTGAGCACCACTGTATTTGTGTGCCGCAATAAGAATAGTTTGGTCAGGTACATACATAGCATACCATAACAAATATGCGGCAGCGGCGGTTGACTTGCCCATTTGCCTACTAATAAGTGCAATACTATAACGATGATTATGATAAGCGTCTAACAATCCCCGTTGAAAGTCGAACAAATCAAACTTCATTCTGCCTTTGACTGGGTGTTGAATCCAAACAAAGTTTTCAATAAAATAAATAGGGTCTTGTGTACACTTTACAATTTCTTCAATCTGTTGTTGATTGAACTTTTCTTTCTTGTAAGGAGATTTAATTAAATTTGTATCAACTGCCATATTAATACTTATCAGAAAAAGAGACAGTGTATTTCACTGCCCCTTTGTAGTTAAATGCCTGCTAATTTTTTAATTCTTGTATCTGTTACTGACAGGTTTTGTCATTCTTATTGTTTGTGGAGATAGAGCTGGCTGACCATGAACATATGGTTCTCCACTTGGTTCAAATGACTGCCCATCTGAACTAATTTTACTAGTTTGTGCTACACCGCCTGTTAGTCTTGATGCTGTGTTTGCATCTAATCCTTGTAAAAATGCATTAATTTTAATTTGATTATTAGTAGCTAATACATCAGCATATTGTTGATCTACACTTGCTTCACTAATGCCTGCTAATGATTTAATTCTCACTAGCACTGGATTTTCTTCTTTACAGTCACATGTTTTGCTACCGCAGCCGCAACCACATCCTTCTTTAACACTTTCTTCAGTGTTGCTGAATGTACTCATATTTGCTTCATCAACTGCATTTGCTGCTTTACCTAGTGCATCAACTACGTCTACTAGCCAAGCAGTATCACCACCCATTTCGTCTACTGCTTTCCACATTAGACCACCGCTACGAAAAACTTGAATGTAACGATCTAATTCAGCTGATACATTTTCAAATGTATTTTTAACTTTCATCTCTTGGCTTGTAGGCATTTAGCGTAGTGTCCTTGTATCTATGCGCGGTCTCGGATTTCCTTTAAAAGGATTTGATGGTCGACTAGGAATTGGCATTGGAATGCTTGGGCCTGGATTTTTGTAATTAAACCTCAATCTGTCTTGATCGCCTTTTATATCAAATTCTTCGCCTGGATTTAAAGTGTAGTCCGGGTTTGGGAAAAAGCCGCCGCCCCAATCATCACCACTGTACGGTAGATATTTTGGTACACCATCAGCGTTTTTAATATCAAGCACACTAGGAGTTCTAGGACGTTCTGATCTGTCAGCTGGATCAATTCTGCCCATTTCTTCAAGACCTGCTAGTTTACGTAGCATATTAACATCGTCGTCTAGTTTGTGTGCAGTGTCTTTGTCCATTTTGGTTTTGTATGTTTTACCATCAAATTCAAATTCATCTTTACCAGCACGAGCTGCGGCTGCGGCTGCTTGGTTGAATGCATTTTCATCAACTGCTGGCTCATCCACTTCCACTGATTCTGAAGTTTCTACTTCGCCTTCTAGGTGTGCTCTGCCATCTTCTTGCATGCCCTGTTCACTAAACTCAACTTCCGTGCCAATCATTTCACTGATTTCTTTTTCAAAACCACTGTCTGTGTAGATTGTCCAAGGACCATCGTGCTCTACAGTGACGCTGATCATGCCGTCGCCATCTTCAACTACTTCATAGTCAGTGACTGTAACTGTTTCTGGATTAGTGCCTTCTTTGTCCCAAATACTGTCGCCTGCAAGTTTAATTTGCTGTGGCATACTAGCATAACCTGGTCCGCCGGCACTTGCTTTTGCTGGATTGTAATCTGGTGCATCTTCGTTTCTAATCAGTTTTTCCCAACTTTTTCTATTAGGAATTTTAAGTAACTTTGACCATTCTTCGTCACTGGGAACCATTGATTCTTCAACAGCTGATTTTTTAAATGCTGCATATGCCTCAGTGATGTCTTCTACTGTATGGTCTGGGTAAAGATTTTCACTTTCATCTACAGTAACGTGATCACCTCTTGATTTTAAGTAACGGCGTAAACTTAGGTCAGCAGGACTACCTAGTGTGCCTTTGTAATCTTGGGGCTCTCCTTGATATCCATCTGGAGTATTTGCCCATTCATCAACTTCTTGTTCTTCAACACTGCCTTGCAATTGATTTAGCTGCTCAGGAGTAACCAATGCAATTAGTGTTCTCATGCCGTCATTTGGCTGTTCTTGCACCGGTGTGTCTGACTTTGCAACTCCTGCCAGTTTAATTAAGTCATTTAGATCCATAATCTTTACACCTTGTATTCTTTTTGTAATTCGCTCTTTGGAGCATTTTTTAGCATCTTTTCATTATATGCATCACCAAAATGATCTTCTACTTTGATTTTTTCAGCTTCACTATAATCTGCGTCTGCTAGTACGCTAGTTGGCTCACTGTCATCATCCTCTGATTCTTCAATGTCCCATAATTCTTTTGCTTCATTCATGTTGTTTACAATCATTGAACCTAAGTTGCAACCACAGATGCTTGCAATTTCTTCGTGCAGACTGTTAGGGGTTGCTGGTAATTTAGTTGTAAAATCATAAATGTAAACTTCTTGTGCACCTACATCTGCAAAACCACGTGGTTTGTGCATAACTGTTTTCTTAGGAGCACCCATGCTTTCCATGGCATATTTTTTCATATGTGTCTCGATACGATCCATATGTTCATCTGAAATCTCATTCAGACTGCGAAGTCTGAACGCATATGTTTTTTCAGATTCAGCTAGATATTGTTTCAAACTTTTCATCGCGATTTCCTTAACTGTAGTTATTTATCCGTTTGGCCCATTTTAGCAATCACTGCATTTATTAATGCATTGCGATCTTCGAACTCTTCTGCTTCGCCTTGTATACCAACATCTCCACGAGATTTAGATTCTTGTGCATCAAATTTGGCTTTTTGTAGTTGTAGTTGTACCATTTTGAGCTTTTTATCCATCTTAGCAGTTTTAGCAGTAATAGCATTAGTCATCATTTTGCTTGCTGTATCAAATATAGCTGCGGCATGACGGTCTTCTACGTTTTGCCCTAAATCCATTAAGTCCTGAAATGCATGCATTGCTTTTTGTGCATAATCATCCATATCTTTGTCAAGTGCATCTAAGTCTTTAACCATTGGCAGAGCAGCATCAATTTTATCTGCTACCTCCAACTGTTGTTGTAACTGTGCTAGATCTAACCCTGTTTCTTCTTGCTGTATAGGTTCATCGTTGTATTCTTTTTCCATTGGAGGTAAATCAAATACATCTTCGATTTTTTTGTTCATGTTTATTTCCTCTTTCTGGGTTGGTTGAACAATTCGTTTTCTGTTAGCACCCTAAATCCAACTCCTTGTCTATCGCAAAATACTTTAGCGGCTTGCCATTTAGCTTCGTTTACAATAGCTGCGGCTTTTTGTGCAGTACTTTTTGCATGCGACAATGTTTGTCCAGCAGGTTTAATCTCAATCATTTCTGCTTTTCTGTTCTTAAACTTATCTTCATATACTATAAAAAAGTCTGGAACATAATGTGTGTTTTTTCCTGTTGCTGGGTTTCTGTAAGGTATTCTATGTGCTTCGCTTGCCCATGCAAGTATATTAGGATGTGTATCTAACATACGCATAAATTTTAATTCCCATCCACTACGATAACGTGGACGGTGTTTACCCACATATTTTTGTGGGTTTTTTACTTCATATATACCTTGTTGAAATTTATGTGCCATTCTAACAGTATTTATCGATACTATTAAGAGGCCGGAACCACGTATGTCCTGCCATCGATATTACGCAACACTTCTCCAGTTTGTAGTGTGCCAGTAAATGGTCTAAGTCCTTGTGCTTCAGGAGTTTGTGTAGAAGTTGCGGCTGTACCTGTTGACACAGTGCCACTATTACCAGTTCTATTTGCTACAGTCCCAGCTTCACTACCGCCTGTTGCTGCTTGAGCTGCGGCATTTGCTGTGCTAGATGCTGCTAACGGTTTAATGTTAACATGCTCTGGTTGAAATTGAACATTATAAGTGACAGGATTGCTATCGCTATAATCTAATCTGTCATGATTAACACTTGTCATCATACAATTGTGTAAATGTATAGATCTGCCACCTTGTGCAGTATCTTGTTGTTTAATAATAATTTCTTGAAAGAAAAATCTTTGACTATGAGGAACAGATTGTGCGCCAAAGTCTTGTCCCGCACCTGTGCTAAATTGCGGAGTTATAACATTATAACCAGCTAGTCCTTCAAGCTCGTGTCCATTGAAGTAGTGTCTAGCATATGCCATGTGTAAAAAATTAAATTGATTATCTTTAGTATCATAAAAAATAATACTAACAGGACTAGTATCCATTCTAGTAGGAACATATCTAGGTCTGTTATATTGATTTACTCTAACAACATTATAGTCGTAGTCTGGAAGGCCTACACTTGAAACTCTATCAAATGTAAAGGCTCTTCCAAAACTTTCGTCCATTAGCGGGATTGATTCGTTTAATATAAAATCAACGCTGTAATTATATTTCAGTCTTGGTGCACCTAAGAGTACATTACTTCCGTGCTGAATATTAAATTTATCAGCGGCAGCATTATAAGGGCCGGTATTGCTAATCAATCCCATTAGTTATGTCCTATTAGGTACCAGCGCCTGTTGCGTTACTACGAGTTTGATCAGGTGTTGCGCCTGTTAGCGTAGCGTTACCAGCTGCATCATAAATTTCAGCATTATCGTAGCGTACACTTAATGTAACTTGTACTTGTTCACTACTATTATATGCCATATCACCATATTGAACGTTTGCAAGATAGCAACCTGCTAGTTCAAATGTATCTAGTACACCTGGTGATGGGTTTGCACCATCTAAACTTTCAACAACCATTTGGAATTTATAACCACTACCTGCTCTTGGGCTTGATTGGTTAGCATGATCCACTTGGAAATTTAATTGATTGTTGATTTCTTTTAATACCGCACTGTCAACATCGTCTCTTAGGACCACTGTTACTGGATCCCACGTATGTTTACCTGCTAGGTAAATTCTTGAATTATATGCGTCTACAACTACCTCATCGTGTGTAATACTTGGTCTAGTTACACTAATAACACTACGAGTTGGAGTACCACTGAATGCTTCACCAATGAAAGTTACTCTAAAGCGATACTGTAGTTTGGGCATAATTGTTGTTGTGTTTCCTTGATTATCGGGAACGCCTAAAGTTGTAATTACTGCCATCGAAATCTCCTCTTAATACCGGCTAGTAGTATTTATTATTTCTAGTCAAAAAATTAGGCGCCGTATGACGCCTAATTAAGTATTATGTTAATTTTTTATTAATTTGTCTCTGAAAGAGCACCTGTATTAACCAATCTGATTGGAATGTAAATGAATTCTGCTGCTTTTGCTGGTTCGATAGCAACATCAACATAAAATTCATTACGATCAATTCTTGCTGGTGTGTTGTTTGATTCATCACATACAACTGCAAAGTCGTTTAGACCTCTGCGGCTTAAGATATCTGCTAAGAATCTTTCAAATGCAATTTTAGCTCTTGCTCTTGTTTGTGCATCGTTGATTTCAAATAAGAACGGACGAGCTAGTTCATCAAAACGATCTCTTAGATATGCAACAAGTCTTGCAACGTTAACACGATCTAACGCACTTGTAGTAGTGTGTAGTGTTTTCTGACCAAATACAATTGTACCTTGTCCAACAAATGTTGTAATCGGGTTTAATTTAGCTGTATACATTGCATCACGCTGTCCTTGACTTAGTGCTACTGCTTTAAACTCGCCTTCAGTTGTAACATAACCAACGCTAGTTGCGTTTTGCACAACACCACGTGTTAGACCAGCTGGTGGGAACCATTGGAAGCTAATGTTGTCGTTATATGCATATGTGTATAGTGCCATATGTGAAGGAGGAACAACAACTGTGTTACCATTTAATGGTTCAGTTGTTTGACCTGCTGGATAGTAAACTGCGCTGTATGTATTGTTTGTTACCAATCCATCTTCGCCATTTTCACTTGCAACATTTCCGTTTTGAACCCAGTTAATAACATCAGTTGGGTTTTTACGAAGTGGACTATCAACAATAATAAATGCTGTTTCGCCTCTGTCTGCGTTAAGGTTAACCATTTCGTCAACTAGTTCTGGATAGTTAGGTGCTGCAATTAAGCTAAAGCGGAATTGTGGATCACGTAAATCTGTACCTGCCGCAACCGCTTGCATTGCTGTTGCAATAACACCACGCTGTGCATAGCGACCAAACCGTCCGCTGCCATCTGCGTGATTAGCTGCACCATTTCTCCATGCACCTGCTACACTGTTGTATTCTCTTACAGTATTTTTACTTTGTGCCATGTTAACTGCAATCATACCGTTTGGATATAACGCTGGGTTAGGACCACCTGTAATAACTGTTGCACTACCACCATTACTTGTGTCAGCTGCTGTATCAGTGATGTCATCAAAAAGAACACCAGTTGTAGTAGTTTGGTCTGTGTTGTCATGTGCAATCCATGCTGCACCATTCCATACATTAATTGCAGGATAAGCACGTTCGTTTGCCATGTTTTCACCTGCGTATGTTGTGTCAATCCAAACATCGCCTAATACTGCACCTGTTGGAGCAGTTGTACTATATGTAGGAGTTACAGGTGTAAATCCGCCTGGCTGTACTGAATATACATCCAATGCGCCAATAGTATTATCATACCAGTATGTACCGTTCGCAGGAGTTCCTGTAGGAATGTCTGCCATTGCTAGTGCTGTTGTATAAGAACCTGCTGTAAGGTCTGTGCCAACTGCACCACCTGCTGTTATAGGTCTAATAATAATAACTGCGGCTGTTGCTGCTTCTTGATCAAGTAAAATATTCCCAACAGAGACACCGCCTGCTGTTAGTGCTGTTGTACTTGAGCCATCTTGTGCTACAAAGTCACCAATACCAGCAGCACCTGCTGTTTGTGTAGTGCTAACACCTTCTACTGTTAGTGGTGTAAACATGTTAAATGTTGAGTCGTAACTGTATAGGGCTAAGTTAAGACCATTACCTGGGCGTGTTGTTTTAACCCAAATATCACCATTGCTAGGTCCTGCTGGTGCATTGTAGTGTGCATCCCATGTTACTGCTTCGCCTGTACTGATACCTGTTGATTGATCAACTACTTCCCATGCGCCGCTAACACCGTAAAAATATTCTACTGACATTTGACGTACTGCGGTTACACTTATTTCGTTGTCAACGTGTACAACTGCAAGGAATGATCCGTTTACTACTGTAGTTGTTGGTGTGTGTACACCACCTGCAATGTCTGAACCATCGTCTGCGTTAACTTCAACAAGAGGTGTTTGTTCAACCCACTTGTTTGTTGCTGCACTCCATTGATGAATACCAAACTTTGATTCATCATAGTCCAGCCAAATAGTATTAGCTGTTGACCACTTTGCTGTTGGTGCAGTTGTTGTTGCGTTTAATTCATTTAGATCTAAATCTGCACGTACAATGTATGCTTGATTGCCTTGACCTAAGTAACTGTATGCAGCCATAATACCATATTCACTGGTTTCGCTGCCTTGTACTACTGCTGATCCATCCATTGTAAATGTTGGATTACCAAAATACTGTGTAAGCTCACGCTGGCTAGTAACTTTAATTACTTCACCTGCATACTGACTTTTTGTATACTTGGCAATACCGTCTGCTTCACTGCCTGTCGGATCTGTTTTGTCTTGATGTGTTGCTACCAATAGTAGTGGTACTGTGCCGGCACCTGGTGCACCGTATGCACTTTCATCTACTACTTGGACCTCAACACCTGGAGATACTAATGCCATATTCTTGCTCCTCTGATAAAAGTATTTGCTAAAACTATTTACCAGAGTTGCTATATATCAGGGGGGATATAGAGGTTAACCACGTAGTTAATTAACTAGCACTGTAGCTATCAATGTGACTAATAAGAGCATGTACATTAAATTCTAAATCTTCTAATGTACCGTTATTATCAATAGTAAAATCTGACATCCATTGTTCAAGACTCATACTGTGTTTGCTTTCAGGTGGCAAGTGATCACTACGGTCTACCCAAATGCAGTAATCAAATACACCAGTATTCTTCATTGCATGGAATTCTTTTTTATTTCGTAACCCACAATAGATATCATGTGCTGAAAAAATCTCTCGTCCTAATCTAGCAGGATCTGGAACATTGTAATCACAAATAGCATCATACCATTCTTTACGATGATTGTGCCTGTCTGCATAACATTCTACTTCACTTGAATATCCGTATTTGTCTTTTAAGTCGTTATAAATGAACAACTTACTGCAAAACTGACTACTAGATTCAAAACTATAACCATACTTGTCTCTGAGAATTTCACAGACAGTATCTTTGCCATGGCGTCCATGACCAATCACTAACAACTTTAATTTCATATTTAGATAATAATAGGATCAGGCATATTTGTCAACCTATAATTATACCAAGACCTGCTTGGCCTTCTGCATAATATTTTAGGTCATCTTCAAGTTTATCAATAGTTGCTTGCGCATCCATACGTAATGCGTCTGCGTTTAAACTAGTTCCACCTTGTGGCCCTGCAATAGTATTAAACTTACCACGTGCTTCAGCAAGCATTAACTTAGCATGTGCTAGTGCATAATCTTTTACCCACGGACTACTGTAAGGATCTGTTAATAGTTCTTCGTCTGTTCTATATTTGTAAACATGCAAATAAACAGTGTCAGCGGCTTTAACTTTTCTGTGTAACAATAATTTTTTAGTTACAGTATTCCAAGTAAATGTATAATTTTCTCCAAACAGTCTACCCAATGTTTCTCTGTTCTGTGCTAAGAAATCATAAGTTGCCATGCCGCCTGCACGACCACTGTATAATAGATAATTATTCAGATATGCAGTTTCAAATGGCTCAATGTCTCCACTACTCGCACTATTAAGTGTACCGCTACTGCGTCTATAAACATCGTAAACATCGATAACATCACTGTCTAGTGTATATTCAGCAATATCTTCTTGCAAGTTTAAGGTAACAAAACTTTCTTCGACAGCGTTTTCACTACGCTGTCTATATTTTTCAAAACTTTTCTTAATAGCCAAGTCATAGTGCTCAGGGTCGAGTTCAACGTCGACCATCTGACCACCTAATCTTAGTTCTATTTCTCTGATTAAATCATCTACTAGTGCCATACAACTATTTATTACTTGAAGGCTTTTAAGATGATTGTATCATCATTAAATCTACCGTTAAGTTTTGTTTCAGTTGTTTTTAGATATCCAAACTGTGGACCAAGTTTGTGCTTAGTAATCTTTTTCCAATTAGGAAGTACTTCATCGGGCTTACGTACTGTTTTTTGTACACTACGATTCTCATCAAAAAACTGTAAAGTTGTTCCTTTAACTTTGAACGTAGAATGGTCTTGTGCATAGTAAACACCTAGTTTACGATTTTTAGTATTAAACACTACTAGCACTGTTGCATCAATGATTTCCGCAGGAGGAATACTACTAAGACCAAAATCTCCATCACTTGCTTTGAACTTTAGCTTTTTAACAAGATCAGCCGCTGACTTTTGTTTAGGCTTACGAACAGAGCGTGTTTGTTTTTTCTCTGCTTTAATGATTTCAATTCCATCAAACAAGCGTTTGTAGAAATCAGTTAGTTCTTTGATTTCTTTTTTACTGTAAGTGTTATAACCTTCTGCAAGTTGTTGTTGCATATCGTCTTGCTTTTTAGCAGGAGGAAGATCATTTAGTTCTTGCAGTTCTTCATACTGTCCTCTGTAGAATTGATCTACAAACCGCAAATGTCCTAGATTCATTTCTTGTTTTCTAAAATAGTTTAGCGGATTGCATTTTATCAAAGGATTCTTTTTGCTGTCACGCAACCAATCGTCTAACCAGTCGTCTAGTTCTTCTAATTTGTCAATGGTTGCTTCTTTAAGACGTTCTTGAATAGTAGGAACATATACTTGCTTTTTTTGTTTTTCTTCAGCTTTTTTCTCTGCTACTATTTTTGCACCTTCATCCGCAAGTTCTTTAATCCACTTGTCAAGTCTACCTACATATGCAGGATGTATTTGATCAGGAGCGTTTTCTTCAAAGTGTGCAGCAGTTGCATAATGACTTTTGCCACCTATTTTCCAGTCCGGAAGTTTGTTAATATTAGCAATTGTTTTTTTGTCATAATTCTTTTTGATGTAGCCTTTGATTTTGTTAAGCCATTCTTTTGCTTCGATCAAATAGTGGATATGATATTGTACAGCATGCCAACCTTTATCCATTGGCAACTGGTCCCAAGCATTAGCTCTACGTTGTACTCTAGGTTTTTTACGTTTAGTTACACTTCTCGCCATGATTATCTCCAAACTGTTACATACTTATAATAGCACCATTCTCTGTTTTGTCAAGTTCTAAGATCCAGCTAAATATACATATGCCAAGATTAAGTTTATACAAACCTACAAAGACAAATGATTACTACTACATGGATCGCAATATCCGTGAACAATTCAGTATCGGCGGTACAGGTGTACACGTTCACAAGTATGTTGGACCAGCAGTTACACCTGATAAAAACGATCCAAGTCAACCTAATTATATCGATGGTAGAGAAATAGATCCACTAAGTGGAGAATTTATTAATGTCGAAGGGATCCTAAACGAAACAAAAATACAAGATTTGTTGTTTATGGAAAACAGAGATCGTAAATATGATCCGGACATATATGAACTTAGAGGTGTATATAATGTACAAGACACAGATTTTGACTTAACACAGTTTGGACTTTTTCTTAGTAATGACATGTTATACATGACATTTCACATGAATGAAATGGTTGAAATTATGGGCAGACGTCTTATGCCCGGAGATGTGCTAGAACTTCCTCATCTCAGAGATGCATTATTATTAAATGCAGAAAAAAGTGCTGTTAACAAGTACTATGTTGTTAATGATGCTAACAGAGGTGCAGAAGGTTTTTCACAAACATGGTATCCTCATATTTGGAGAGTTAAGCTATCGCCACTAACAGACAGCCAAGAATACTACGATATACTTGGAGACGGAGAAGAAGCAAATACTCTTAAAAATGATCTTAGTACATACAAAACTGAATACAACATTAGCGATGCTATCATTGCTGCCGCTGATCAAGAAGATCCTACTGGAAAAAGTTTACGAGATCATTTGTTCGGGTATGACCATGCAACAAGCGGCGGTATTGTTAATCAAGAAGAAACATGGGATTATGGAGAAGCTATTGACACAGGTGATCAATTTCCAAGTACTCCACAAGAAGGACAATATTTTATTAGAAATGATTTTGTTCCTCATAGATTGTTTGTTCGTCGTGGCACTAAGTGGCACAGGCTATATGATAACATTAGCGAGAAAACTTGGACAGATCAAACATACAATGCTAGCGATTATATCAATAACAACAATCGCACAACTATAGTCGACGGACAAGAGTTTAATGAGCAACAAGCAATGAGCAACGTAATTAAACCAAAAGCGGATAATTCATAATGGCTTATAGTAATTCAAAAATAACAGCGGTACCTTACTTTTATGATAAGCAACTGCGAAAATATATTCAGCAGTTTATTAGAATATTTGCAGGCTTCCAAGTTGCAATGCATACAAAAAGTGACGGCACATTAGTTTATCAAACTGTTCCAGTTCGTTATGGTGATGTTAGTCGTATGGCTGCACATATTGTTAGAGAAAACAGTGAAAACATGTTACAAACAACTCCATTTATTAGTTGTCATGTAACAGGACTCGAAACTGCTCCTAATAGCAGAACATTTCCTCAGTATGAAGAAACTATGCCAGTTTATGAGAAAAAATTCGACGAAGCTACAGGACAATATCTTAACGAAGTAGGCAATCAATATGCTATTAAACGGCACCAGCCTGTTCCATATAACCTTACAATGCAAGTTGATATATGGACTAGTAATACAGAGCAAAAACTACAGCTACTTGAACAAATACTTGTGTTGTTTAATCCTAGTTTGAATATTCATACAAACAATAACCCACTAGACTGGAGTACACTAAGCACAGTTGAATTAATCAGTACAACCTGGAGTATGCGAGCAATACCTAGCGGTGTTGATGATATCATTGACATCAGCGCACTTACTTTCCAAATGCCTGTATTAATTAACCCACCTGCTAAAGTTATACGCAATACAGTTATTCATACTATTATCGACAACATCGACGAAGTTACTGATGAAGGGCTAGAAAGTTTGCGGGCGGGCGGCAGTTATACTCCATTGTTTACAAGTTATCAAGTTGTTACACTAGAACAGTACAAAATGAAGTTTGAAGTCGACAATACAGGCAACGCTACTGCTCAACTGCTTAATAGAAACGGCAGTAACTTGGACACCAATGGTAATATACTAAATTGGGTTAACATACTAAAAGGCATTGGTGAATTTAGAGATAGTGTTAGTCAAATACGCTTAAAACAAACTACAGATCCTAGCATAACACTAAACGATATTGTAGGATCAGTAGTAGTAAACACTACAAATCCAAACTTACTTAACATTACAATAGATTCAACAACACTACCAGGAAATACACAAGGTACAGTAGACGCTGCAATCGATCCTCAACTAAACTATCCAGGCGACGGCACATTAACCGCAGCAACAACAGGTGATAGATATCTAATATTAAATGATGTTGCTAGTGGCACAGGCTGGCTTGGAAGTACAGCAAATACCAATGACATTATTGAATTTAACGGTACAAGCTGGGACGTTGTGTTTGATGCAAGCACTATATCTACTGTTGAATATATTACAAACACAACAACATTAGATCATTTAAAATGGGACGGAAGTCAGTGGATTAATACATTCGAAGGAACATATAATCCAGGATACTGGCGATTATATCTATAATGATACAAGCAAGTGGATGCTGTTTTCTTGCCTTAGACACAGGCAGAATCATGCTACAACAAAGAAGTAAACAAGGGAGTCATCCTCTTACATGGAGTTTTTGGGGAGGTAAAGCTCTTAAACGCGAACGTCCGATAGAAACACTACTACGTGAATGTAAAGAAGAGCTTGGCATACTTCCAGATTTAGAAAAAGTTTATCCTTTACACACATTTATTAGCGATGACAAAAAATTTACATACAATGCCTTTTGTATAACTGTATTTGAAGAATTTATTCCTCAATGTAATCATGAAAGTGCGGGATATGCTTGGGTTGGTATAAATGGATGGCCTCGTCCACTACACAGAGGCGCAAGGCTTGTACTAGAAAACAAAGAAATGGTAGAAAAAATAAAAACAATATACTCTAGTAAAAAAGATAAACTAGACCTACCAAATTGGTTAGATACTTTTTAAACTTCTGGAAACAAACATTCTTCAATAAAAACACGAATATCGTCTGCTGGCAATCCTAAACTTTCCATAACTTTAGGTGTATGGGGATTCTGCTTTTGATAATAACAATATCTATTTTGTTTTTCACGAATTAACGTCTGATTGGCACTAGATGTAGTATACTTTGGAAGTTCGGCTATATAGGTATCCAAATTGTCTAATGCCATAGTAACAACTTGCTCCATTTCTTCAATGGTATTAATATTTGAAGCGGCTACCATGTGTTTGCTGAATATGGCTTTTGCCCACGGCGGAAGTTCACGTTCTTTTCGCCATTCTAAGTTACTTACAAAATCTCCAAACATGTTGACCATTGGATGTTCCCAATCTACTGTAGGAGAATAATCATGAAAGGCGCCTGTTACTTTGTTACGTCCACAAATAATATCAAATCCATATATAGGAGCATCATTATCCCAATTTGGAAAAATACAAATGTGACTCATATACAGTCCTTTTGTATCTCTTGCATCTACACTATCTATATGAGCTCGACGAAAGTGTTCTCCTTTGAATACACGGTTTAACCAACCAAATTCTGGATCATCAAATTGTTCTTCTCCATGGGCAGCACATTTTTCAATAATGGCTGTTTCGCATGCTATCATTCTATCCCATATTTCACTCATAATATTTCCTTTAACTTATCTACTAGATCATTTATCATTGCATCAGTATGTAACGGTGTAGGTGCAAATCGCAGTCTTTCAGTGCCTACATCAACTGTAGGATAATTAATTGCTTGTACATATATGTTATATTCGTTTATTAATATATCACTTAGTTGTTTACAACGAACTGCATCTCTTATTAATACAGGAACAATATGTGTTTCGTTGTCGACAACATCTATGTTATTTTCTTTAAGAAGTTGTTTAAGTTTATTAGCTCTTTGTTGATGTTGTTTTCTAAGTTCGACACCATTATCACTGCGCAAATATTTTATAGCTGCTAGTGCGCCTGCGCAAATTACAGGACTTAAACTAGTAGTAAAAATAAATCCACTTGCTACACTTCTTATTGCATCAATAGCAACACTGTCTCCGGCAATATAGCCACCTTGTACTCCAAATGCTTTCCCAAGTGTTCCGTTTACAAAGTCAACTTTATCTTGTAGTCCTAACTTCTCAAGATAGCCTGCACCTTGGTTTCCGTATAAACCAACAGCATGAACTTCGTCAATGTAAGTAATTGCATTATACTTGTCTGCAAGTTCAACAATACCTTTTATATCACTGACAAATCCGTCCATACTGTAGACACTTTCAAATACTATACACGGTGTACCCTTTATATTTTTTAGTATAGTTTCAAGTTCTACTAAATCATTATGAGCAAATATATGTTTTGGTGCCTGGCTATGTCTTATACCTTGAATGAGTGATGCATGATTTTTACTGTCACTAACAAACTCAATATCTGTTATAATTTTACTAAGTGCTATTAAACTCCATTCGTTTGCAACATATGCACTAGAGTATAATAATGCTTTGGATTTTTTATGTAACTGTGCAAGTTCGTATTCTAATGCTACATGATAATGACTAGTACCACTGATATTTCTTGTTCCGCCACTACCTGCACCAGTTTGATTTAATGCAGTATGCATTGCATCTAAGACAACTTTGTTTTGTCCCATGCCTAAATAATCGTTTGAACACCAGTTTACAATGTTTTTGATATTGTAAGGGCCATAGTAAATTGCTTGTGGATATTCTCCACGTTCTCTGAGAATGTCATTAAACACTCGATAATTGCCTTGACTTTTTAAATTGTCAATAACTGTTTGGAACTTACTTTGATCTATCATTTAAGCCAAGCAATCTTTTCACCTGCTGCTAATCTACGTTCTTGTTCTTCAACTGAACCTGGATATCTCCAAGCCCATACAGCAACACCTAACATAAACGCTCCGCTAAACGCAACTGCTTTGATATTACCCGTACTAAACCATAAGAACGCTAAACTACTTGACATGACACCTATCATTAAATATTTGCCTTTGGTTGGGAATACTTTTTTGTATGTCCAATTTGTAAGAAACTCTCCAAACCAAGGATGATTATATAACCAGTTATGTAATCTAGGACTTGATTTTGCAAAAGCCCATGCTGCTATAACAAGAAAGATGCTAAAAGGAATGCCAGGAACAACAAAGCCTATATACGCCATTCCTACACAGAAAATTCCTAATGCCATATACAAATACTTTTGAATGTTCATTGTTTAATCCTTTAACTACTAAGATAATTATTTATGTATCTTGACATTTAGTGATAAAGTGCTTATAATATGTTAAAGGAGTCACATATGCATATTGTAACAGGAGCTGCTGGTTTTGTTGGCAGCAATATGGTTGCGTACTTAAACAGCCAAGGACACAAAGATATCATTTGTGCTGATACGCTTAACCCGCACAAAGTAGCAAATCTAGCAGGTTTAGAGTTTGAGGATTTTATACATCCAAGCGAGCTACTAAGTCGAGATTTAAGCAAAGATACTGTTTGGCATTTAGGTGCTAACAGTAAAACTAGTAGCAACGACTGGGATAGTATATATCAAAGTAACGTTATGTACACTCGACAGTTATTAGAAACTGCAACTGACATAGTGTTTGCTAGTAGTGCTAGTGTTTATGGAGACAATGAAGATACCGAAGAGGTATCTAGTAATGCAGCACCAAAAAATATGTATGCTGCAACTAAAATGATGTGCGACAACATACTTGCAAAAGCTTCTGGTAAAACACAAAGCTGGCGCTTTTTTAATGTATATGGCAATAGAGAACAACACAAAGTATATGCAGGTATGGCAAGCCCTTACAGCAACTTTGTACATCAAGCAAAAACAAACTCTTCAATTAAGTTATTTAGAAACAGTCAATCAGTACACAGAGACTTTATTTGTGTAGATGATGTTGTTAAAATTATGTATGAAACACACATGAAAATTCCTACATCATTTACATGTAATTTAGGAACAGGCAATACCTACAGTTTTCAAAACTGGGGAGATTTGATTGCAAAAACATATGGTGCAAAAATCATATATATTGATGTTCCAGAAGAATTAAAAGGTATCTATCAAATGTATACTCGAAGTAACAATACACAATTACTAAAACTAATAGGAGATTATAAATTTATTACTCCAGAAGAATTTGTAAAGGCGAATATATGAAAGTACTAGTTATAGGTGATATTATCTTAGATGAATACATTTACGGTACAAGCACCAGACTAAGCCCCGAAGCTCCTGTTCCAGTTGTTACACAAAATGAAATTAAAGAAACAATTGGTGGTGCAGGATTAGTATATGAAAATTTGCGTAGTCTTGGTGTTAATGCAGCATTGTATGATTACGATCAACCTAAAAGTATTAAAACTCGTGTAATGTGTGATGGTCATTACATTACAAGAATCGACAAAGACTATTATGCTGACGGTTATGAAATACTAGAAGATCTTAGAGGATTAGATTTTAGTATCTATGACTATGTTGTATTAAGTGACTACAATAAAGGTGTACTAGATTTTGCTGAAGAAATCATAGCTATGGCAAATAGTGCAGGTTGTTATACTATTGTAGATCCAAAACGACCAGCGCAATATTATAAAGATGCGTGGCTAGTTAAACCCAATGGTGCAGAGTTTGAAGGCTTAGGTTTTACAAAGTGGCTTGGTAATATTATAACAACAAATGCATCTAAGCCTGTCATAGCAGAAATAGACAAACAGTATTATACCGTGCCAGTTGATCCTGTCGAAGTATCAGATGTAACAGGTGCAGGTGATTGTTTCTTAGCGGCATTTGTATATGCACTTACTAAAGGATATGATTATCAAAAAGCATTAGAACTATCTGTCAAAGGTTCAACCGAAAGTGTAAAACACGTTGGTACATACATTCTTAAAGAAAAAGATTTACAAAAACGTGTAATATTCACCAATGGATGTTTCGATGTATTACACAAAGGACATTTAACATTACTCAAAGAAGCTCGCAGTTTAGGAGACAAATTAGTTGTAGGATTAAATAGTGATGAAAGTGTTAAACGTCTTAAAGGAAACAGTCGTCCTATTAACGATCAACAAACAAGACTAGAGCAACTTGATCTTATACCTTATGTAGATGAAGTGATTGTGTTTGAAGAAGACACTCCATACGAATTAATTAAACAAATAAAGCCTGACATGATTGTCAAGGGCGGAGATTATACTGTAGAAGAAATTGTAGGACACGATTTAGCACCTGTGCATATTGTACCTACTGTTAAAGGATACAGTTCAACAAGTACTATCGAAAGGATGCAATATGACACAGCTTAATGGTGTTCAAGAAAAAGGTTGGGGCCGTGAACTAATATGGGCTACTAACGACAAGTACTGCGGTAAACTAATGTT